CTGTTGTTGCTGATGATGCACCTTTTGAAGTTGCAAGTGATGACGATGAAATGTCTTACTTCTCCAAATTGGCAGATGAAGATTAAACTGAGATAGACTGATCCTCCTCAGTTCGACCCCGCCTAGTGCGGGGTTTTTTGTTTATACAACTCTTGTATTATCCATGATCAAACGCATGAACGTTGCATCCATATTTCTAACAGCAATTGTATTCAGTTCTGCTACATCTTGTGGCATCCGTTTTGTTTGACCAGCATTGACATTGTTGACAACAGTGGCTGCAGCAGGCTTAAGTGATGTTAAATTGGAATTCAAATTCTCAACAGTTGCTTGACCCAATCTGTTACTCAAATTTGTACCAGGAACTGCTGGTGGTGCAGCGGGCATCATAGGATTGCTAGGCATACTTGACGATCCTGTTGCGGGAGCAGCGGAAACAGGAACAGCAGATGTAGTACTAGCACCAGGCATTCTATTGAATGGTCCCATGGTAGGGGGAGCAGGCGGCGCAGCAGCTGCAGGTGCTGATTGTGGTGCAACAGTAGATGCTGGAGGTGCTGCAGCAGGCGTAGGTGCCTGTGGTTTAACATTAGGCTTTGTCCATAATTGATTTTTTGGATCAGATAACCAGGTTCTTAGAGTTTTTTCGTCTGCGCCATATCTCTCTTGTAGAACATCCTCTGGAGTTTTAAAATCCAGAGCCATTTGAATTTCACCCCTTCTTGCCGTTCCTTGTTGTGTCAAAGCTCTTGCGGTGTTTTTCTTTGCTTCTTGGCCTGCTGTAGTGTTGTTTCTCAGAGAAAGAGCGAATGGATTATTATCATATTTTGGATTAAATGGATCGGATTCAATTGCTTCTTTTTCTTCTGATGCCATATATGCCAACGCTGCTGCTGCAACAACAGGCACGAAAGCTGGGCTAGCAACAATACCTAGTACAATCGGAGCTATACTTCTCACAAGAGCACCAGCCGCCCGAGCACCTTTACCGGCTGCGCGGGAGAGACCAGGAGGTATTCTGGCATTCGGTATTCTACGCAACAAATCCAGCAGAGTGTCGAAAAAACCACGGGTATCGTTTTCTTCAGAAGCAGTTCCTCCTCCACCTCTGTTTAATTTACTCAATGCATCCAATAATTGTTTGTGTCTCTTTTCATCTTCTATTTTCTTTTCTTCAGCAAAGTTCTCTTCCTTTTCACTTCTTTGCAAATCACTTTCTCTGGTAATTTGCATCAGATAATAGATTTTTCTGAGCATCTCATTGACGCCTTCAGACATACCAGTTCCAGGTTCTCTACCAATTCTTGATGCAGTTCCGCGTTCACGTATTGGTCGCATACGACCAGAGAAATACTGAATGTCTTTTTCGGAACGACCTGTCAGTTTACCCAATAAAGCGGGTCCCAAACTTGAACCACCAGTCAAGAACTTTGCAATGTTTAATGGATCAAATTTCTCTTTGATTCCTTTTATTTTGGCCTGTGTTCTGAGAGATATGGTTTTACGAAGTGCGCCGCGAATCGTTGTATCACCAGCAAGTTGATCCGACAAAAGATCAAAAAAACCTGTGTTACGTATTCTTCTGGCTTTCTGGTAATTTAAATCTGTAGCCATTATTGTTTGGTCTTTCTTGAATATGCTGAACTGTCATCAACAGCACTTCTATTTCTTTGCTGTGCTGTAGCTGGTGGTGCAACGTTCATATTGTTTGTTGTCTGTTGAATTGGTGGTGTATTTTGTCCTGAACTCATCTGTTTTCTGGCGTCAGCATTTGTTACTGACGCATCATTGACTGAACTACCCACTGTAGAAGGCACCGTAGGAAGGTTTTGTGTGGATGATGCACTACTGATTGGTTTCAATGATTTTTGTATACGCAATTCTATTCTATTGAGTAAACCTTTTTCCAATTTGTTATACTCTGCATCGGAAGTTTTCGAAAAATAACGTCTTAAATTTCTTCTGTCGTAATCTGAGATAATTCTTATAAATTCTTCAGGAGTTTTAGCTTTCTTACCTTCTTCCATCACAGATTTACTAAAAGTTATTCCTGGCCCATATTGTATTCTTCTATCCGTCATAAATGTAACAACTCCGGGATCATTTGCAATATTTGGTGCAAAAGTTTCCAGTAGTTTATTTTTCGTTGGCTGTTCAAACTTCTTGTCGAACCACTGCAATTGAGCCTTCAATAATTCTTCAGGTCTTGTGCGTGCTAAATTCCACCAAGCTTCGTTGAATTTTTTTGTTTGATCGGGTTCTAGATTGCTACCAGTATCTGGCAAACCAAATTGCGGAAACATTTGAACAAAAGAATCCATTGAACTATTTGGAATTATTTTTCCTTCTTTATCTCTCGCACGTATATTGTTTATACCAAATAATCCATATGAAGTAGAATTTTGTAAATCGGGTGTTGCCGCACCAACTTTAGATACTCCAATTGGTATACCATGTTTTCTAGCTGTTTCCGGATTGGTTACCGGAGTTAAAGCCTCAGTCACAGAAGAAACGCCTTGTTCACCCTTCATTGAAGCATATGCAGCGCCAGAAATTACAATACTTCCGAATGCTGTTGCTGTTTGTATTCCCGTTGATGCGGCTGGCGGAACAGACTGACTTGGTTGTCTCTGTGCAGTTGCTGGTGGTCTAGTAGCTGGCATCCTCGCAGCTGACGGTGGCGCTGTTGTCGGAGCAGGCGCAGCGGGTGCCGGCGCGGCAGTTGGTGGCTTTGCTGGAGTTTCAGCACGACCAGTACCACGTCCAGCCCCACTATCAGGTCTTCCCGCAGGTGTTGTTGATGGAGCCGGTGGTGTCTCAACTCTTCTAGCAGCTTCTTTCTCTCTAGCAGCTCTTTCAGCCGATCTTCTTGTTTCTCTATCTGATTCTCTTTTAGCTTCTCTAGCAGCTCTTTCTTGAGCTTCTCTAGCAGCTCTTCTTTGCCCTTCTATTTTAGCTGCCTCTGCGGCTTCTCTGGTGGCTCTTTCTTGAGCTTCTCTAGCAGCTCTTTCTTGAGCTTCTTTTCTAGCTTTATCTTCAGCATCTTTTCTGGTTTTTTCTGAAGCTGCTCGTCTAGCTCTTTCGGCAGCTTGTTGCCTAGCAATTTCGCCTGCATCAGGTTTTGGCGGAGTTTGTGATGGTGCCGGTGCTGAAGGTCTAGCAGGTGCTGGAGGTTTACCTGCTGCTGGTGCCGGTGCCGCTGGAGCAGGTGCTGGAGGTTTACCTGCTGCTGGTGCCGGCGCTTTAGATGGCGCTGGCGTTTTACCAGGTAATCCAGGCAACTTCGGCATTCTGAAACCTTTTTTAGCCTTTACCTTCTTTGGTGCAGGCTTTCTACGAATCGATAATGCCTTAATTATTTCGTTGTGTCGTTTATTTTTTTCAATCTCTTCTTCTTCAAGATAGTTTGATCTTCTTTCGTGTTCAAGTTTGTTGAACGCTTCTTTTTGAACCATCAACTTGTATATACCACCAAGAATTTGAGAATCGGATGAGTTTTTACCAAGTGTCTCCGAATCTTTATTACTGCCGCGCAAAAGACTCATCAGACCACCCATAATTCCTTTGGTTGTCTTTTTAGTTGAATCGTTTATTTCTGCCATTATCGTCTACTTCGTTCTTTTATTTTTAAGTTTTCTTCTTCAAGATACTGTATCAATAATGTGACGTAGATATCCCTTTCCCAAGGTATCATACTCTCAAGCTCAGACAAACTATATTTGTGGTGTTGCATCAATGAAAAGTTTGTCTTGTAATAGTTCTTTAAATCATCATAACAAATTATAATCCGAAAAAACTTTCGAGCCCTTCCACTTCCAATTTGTGATTGAAACCACACTTGGAACAAACTATTTCAATGTCCTTTTTTAATCTCGGAATATTATTGAAGAAGTGTTCAATCTTTTCAAATTGTTGTTGATTCATACTCTCAACAAATCCAATCAACTCTTCTTTTGTTGTTTCTTTTGCATAATGAAACTGTTCACCGTCATAGATGTATTCGATAGAATTTGCAATCATATTGAATGTAACATCAGTAATGTTGTCCAAATTGATTGAATCTTTAATTAAACCAAATTGTGGATAATGCATCTTCACAACAATTTTATCATCGATTGCAACTTCTGGATCAACCGTCACATCGGAATGCGGATAAATTTCAGTCAAATTGATCTTTGACTCCATGATGTTACCACACTCTTTCGTTTCAGAAACGTTATTGTTGCAACGATACTTTGATTCTGAAATTTCACCAACAGATTTTGCTCTGAGGTTGATGAAGTAGTATTCAATATCAATAATTGGAAGTTCATCCAAATCAATATCTTGTGTTAATGTACAAACATTCAAAATCTCTCTGATGTTATGTTGAATGGTATCTGCATCACCAGATTCCATTGCCATCAGTAAGTTCTTTTGTTCTTTGACTAAGAACGGTCTATATTTCAGTTTCTTTTTAGAAAGTGGCAATTCAATTTCATATGTTGGCACTTCAAGTTTTGGTAAAGCCATATTATCTCCTTATAAATTCAAATGGTTTCCCATCTAGTATATGCAAATGTTGCATTCAGTTTATGATATCCGTCAGCACTCCAATCTAAGTCCATCTGATTGATTGAGATTGGATATGCTTCAACAAATTTAACTACGTAAGTATATTTGTCTGTAACGTCATATTGTATGATCGTAATGTCGGTGCAATATGTCTTTCTATATTTGAAGTTATTTGTAGAAGTGGGATTCACAAGTTCCATCCATGCATCAAATAATTTCTTTTGTTTCATATTACTATCAACGATTAGTGTTACATCCAGATCATTGTATGTTGTAAGATATGGAAATTTTTCAACTGGTCCATATGTTCTTTGTTCTGTGGTTGCTAGAGTTCTTCCTGGTATCTGAGCACTTTCACATCGAAATGATAATGTGTCCAATGAACTACCAAAAGAATTTAAACCTGTAGGGAGAGGAAAGATTACTTCAAATCTGTTGGGTCTAGCGAAATCGCCTTTAAAAGTCGAGAGGATTTTGTCAATTGATAGTGACATTTATGAATTCCTTATTTCTTCGATAGAATCTTGCCAAACCATCTTGGCAGGTTGTTTCTTAAACTGGTGTACCGGCAGGTAAGTTGCCACATCCCATTCATCAGGTTGTACCGCCAGGATTCTTGATCTAATGTGTGAGTACAAATACTGTTTGACGCACGGCCTAAACTCCTTGAGTCTCCTGGTTGCGTCCAGTATGTCATAGGTGATGCGTATACGCTTAATCTCATCATTCTCATCATAGATTGCTCTACCCATCAACTTACGCATAAACAGGATTCTGTAATTAATTGGTAAATAGTGCAGATTTAAACCCAAAAATCCATCCGCATTTCTTTGGAGTGGCATCACAAGTGGAAATCTGTCATAATATGGTAATTCAGATTTACCCTTTGGATCGTATATAAAGAAGTAAAGCCCACCAAGTAAAAACTTCTGTCTGTTTGATGGTGGTGTGTATCTATACTTCTCCTTTGTGATTGGAGGGATGTATGCAGTCGGATTTCTCAGTTGCAACATCTTCTGTTTCAACCATGCAAAAGACTGGCGAGTCATTGTCTGAACGCCAGCTGCAGTTTTTTCTTCTGCTATTTTGGTGAGTATTGAGGGTTTTGTAGCCATCCAATATTTAGTTAGAGTCCAAGGTGTTCTTCTGTGATGATTTTGAATTCCCAACCACGATCCAAACAGTATTCGCTTGCGGCTTTCCATTTTGCCTGATTGACACCCCAGGTTGCAACTTCATTGATATATTGTTTTGTCACTCTTTTTTTGACTTCTGGTGCACTTGTTTGTTTTTTCGGTTTCACTTCAAGCATCATCGTTTTCTGTTTTCCGTCTTTTGTTCGCACTTTGACTAGAAAATCTGGAAAATATCTATGCCATTTTCCATCAACCGGCGATATATAAGGAACAATCATTTCCTCGGAAGCCCAAGATATAATATCTGGATTTTTGTCGAGCCAGTTCATCACCCTACACTCCCAGGATGAACGATAAACAATATTTGTGTGATCACCCACATATTTCTGTGGATTTCTAGGTCTAAACAGACCCTTGTAAGATGATTTGTATGACATATAAATATTATGTATGCATTTTGCAATCAAAGAATAAGGTATACTAAATGGCGGATATTATCAGTCCAGAAGAAAACAATGCAGCTGGCACAGGAGCAGGTGCTTCAGAAACACTTTATAATGAAATTACACAACCGGTTTTTGATCCATCAGCTGGTCCAGCAGCAGACCTCTATAGATCAAAATATACTACCGGGTCAAATTATTCTTTAGCTTATCCAAAAGATTTGGAGAGTTCAAAGAGGGGACATGCTGTATATTTTGATATATATGAAGTTCAACCACTTGGTTTTAAACAAGTATCTGAGGCTGTAAAATTAGGTTTGAATCCGATACCAGACGCTAAGGACCCGAATGACACTCGGTCCGACGAGAATGGCACCGGAACAACCGCCAAACCGGCAACTTCTTTTGAAGAGGGTGCTAATAAAATTGTTGAGGCTACTGAAAAAATAATTGGTAAGGGCAATGTTTTTCCCGGATCAATAAACATCAACCCAAGAACAAAAGATAATGCTGTTGCAACCATTGCATTATATATGCCAGAGACACTTAGTTTTGATTATGATGCAGCATACAACAAGATGGAATTGAAAGCAGCAATAAATTCCGTACCTATAGTTGGTGGTATAACATCAGCTTTAACTTCTATTATGGAAAATTCCGCAGTTAAGTTAGCAATGAGTGCTGCCGGTTATGTTTTCAACCCACAAGATCAATTATTGTTTGAGGGCATAGATTTTAGAACATATCAAATGAGTTTCACATTTACACCAAGTTCAATTGAAGAAACAAACAGTGTAAATGCTATCATAAAAACTTTTCGTTATCATGCAGCACCACAAATAGGTGGTGTTGGAGGATTTTTCTATATTCCTCCATCGATTTTTAATGTGTCTTTCCGTTACAATGGAAAAGTCAATCCAAACATAAATCTTTTAAAAAGAAGTGTTTTGGAAAGCGTAAGTGTAAATTATGCACCAAACGGATGGGCAGCTTTTGAAGGTAATGGTGCACCAGTTCAAACAACTATGACACTCCAATTCAAAGAAACCGTTCTTGTCGATAAGACACAGATCAAAGAAGGATTCTAATGAGTTACTTTGCAAAATATCCAAAAGTAGTTACGACTCAGAAAGATGGCACACGAAGTGTCATGGTCAACTTACTGACTAGAAGTAGCATTATACAAAGTTTATTGAATAATCCACTCCTATTCTACTCATATGATGTACAGGATGGTGAAACACCAGAAATGATTGCACATAGATATTACAATGACTCTTATTACTACTGGTTGATTCTTTATGCAAATGAAATAACTGATCCACAATGGGGATGGCCACTAGATCGTGCATCTTTCGAAAGATACATTGCGGAAAAATACACAAGTGAAAATCCTTATTCAACAATTCATCATTATGAAAAGATGATTACGCAATTTGAATCGTCTACAAGAACAACAACGGAAAAAAAGATAGTTATCGATGAGGAAACTTACAATAATCTGACACCATCAACAACAGTTTATCAATTTCCAAAAAGCACAACAACGATAACAATTTCAAAAGCGGCGATAACATTGTATCAATATGAATTGGATTTGAACGAATCAAAAAGATCAATAAAAGTCATAAAGAAAGAATTTGCAACAATTGTTGATGGACAATTTGAAACATTAATGTCGGAATAAAATGGTCGATACCCCAAAAAACGTAGCTTATTACCCAAGAAGAAATTCAAATTAGTTTTGGTTCAACAAAAGATGGATCAGAAAACGTTAAAAAGTTGCCTGGTAATTTGAAGAAGTATCAAATCTATTCAATACCAGATAGAAAACCTGTTGGAAACCAAAACAGTGAATACATAAAAATATTTTTTTGTTCAAAAGAATTATTTGACTCTGAACAAATAAAGGTCACAAAATCTTATAAAGGTAAGGCAATACACCAAATTGTAACCGACATCCTTTTAACGCAATTAAAAATTGATCCGAAAAGAATAGATACACAAAATTTTGAAAAAACAACTGGTGTCTATGATTTTGTAATTCCAACACTACGACCATTTGAATCGATAAGTTGGTTGTGTACATATGCAAAACCAGCTAAAACCGGCGAACAACGTGCGGATATGTTATTTTTTGAAACAAAAGATGGATTTCAATTCAGGTCAATTGCTAGTATATACAAAGATCGACCATATAAAACATACACATATAATGTAAAAAACATTGAGAATCAAACCATTGAACAAAAGTCCACTTCTATATTGGATTATCAATTTGTCAAAGATTTTGATAGTTTGAATGAGATAAACTCTGGTACTTTTGTGAACAGAGTGATGTTTTTTGATCCTTTAAATAGATCAATTAATTTTACAGATTTTGATTATACAAAAGACATTACTTCAAGGCTCAACAAGAGTTCACCAACAGATACATCAGAATATCCAAAAGATTTTGCGAAGGGTGCTCTAAAATTGGTTGTTTCAAATTCAAATCAAAAGTTGAAACCAACATTTCAGAATTTGAATCCTTCTCAAAAGAACCTTACACCAGATGTTTTTGTTCAAGAAACTGTACAAAATAGAACCGCACAGTTGGCTCTGGCAAATTATACAATTTTAAAGATTAGAGTACCGGGTGATACAGGTTTGACAGCAGGATCAGTAATAAATGTTAATCTGCCAGCTCTAGATTATCAAGGTGGCAGAAAACAATTTGATAAGTTTTATTCTGGTAAATATTTGGTGACAGCTGTTAGACACATACTACAATCTCAAGGTGTGTTTCAGACTATCTTAGAAATAACTAAAGATAGTTCACAAGCTGCATATGTCGATATACGAAATTAATGGAGTGAAATTGAAATGTCAAATTTCTTAGGTAAAGATGGATTAATTTGGTGGGTTGGAACTGTGGAGAACAGAATGGATCCACTTGGTCTGGGTCGTTGTCAAGTTCGAATTTTTGGTTGGCACTATGATGGCAGCAAAGATTCACAGCAGAAGATACCAGTAACTGATTTGCCTTGGGCTATGCCAATACTACCGTGCAATAACACCAAAACCTTTTCTTCTCCTGAACTGAATGATTGGGTGGTTGGATTCTTCTTTGATGGGCTAGCTGGGCAGTTTCCTGTAATGTTTGGTGTTATTCCTGGTTTCATACCCACAGCAGAGGATAAGAAAATTGATGGAAATGATTATAATTGGATCTGAGGTATAAATGGCAACAGAACAAAAACCAACAACAGTAAATCTCGGCGGCTTCGATTTTATA